TTTTCTTTTCCTATCAAGGCTCTGAATATGACTACTCTCACTGTTCGTATTCGCAACTCTATGTATCAATACCGCGACAGGTATTCTTACTTCATTCCAGAGTTTGTGGAGCATACAGGAGATGTAGTTCCTAATCCCCCATGGGTCAAGGCTGATTCATTTTGTCTTTCGACTGGCGATCCGTCTTGGCCTTTTCGTATTTTGTCCAAAGACGATATCGTTTGCGGTTGGAAACATTCGGGCTCTTCTCTCAAGAAAGAGTCAAAGGTTCAATCATATATCGTCAAAGGTTCAAAGTCAAGCTACGTCGTTACGATTGACGAGAAGAATAAGGCGTCTTGTAATTGTACGGGATTCGCTTATCGTAAGAATTGTTCTCATGTTAAAGAAGTTCTTTCGCGTCGGGACGCCGAGACAGAGCGTCGGGACGCCAGTTGATTTTAAAACGCATCCGCGTTATAGTAGGTTATAAGTTAAAGGGAAATGAAATGAACAACGAACACACTCAAAAGATCTAATACAGAAAGGTCAGTAACTTGTCTAAGGATATTCGTAATCTCCGTAAAGAGGCCAAGGGTCTTATTAAGAAGATGAAGAAGAACGGAATTGAATATGATGTGCCGGATATTTCGTTCATGGATGTCTTTGAACTACGAGAGTTTATTAACGAACTCTTGTTGACTCTCAAGGGATACACCGTTCTTGTATAACATAAGTTGTGTTCAATATGAACTTAGGAAGGTAAAGTTTAAATATAAACCATTACCGAGTACAATAAATTATATCAGCGGATCATCTAGGATTGTGTTTGTTCCAATTTTAAATAATATTGGCAATGAAATACGCGACAATATTCGCGGTGGTTTGAAAGATATAGATATTACTGCTGCCAAAACACTGATGATTAATGGTGAATTGTGATGTACGATGTTGAGAGAATCGACAGAGCTTCTTTTTATCTAAAATTTTTAGAAAAAATAGACCTTAAAAATATTAATGATGCTATCCAAGGTGATATTATTAATACGATTGTTATTGGGCTTAATCCGATTCTTAATGGGATATATGAACGAATAGGTGATGAAATAAAAGATCAGCTTATTGATATAATTGAAGACAAACTAGAAAGCCGATAACATGTATCAAATTGAATTAGATCATGACAATGACGATATTCTTTGTATCTTACATAAGATGTATGGGGAACTATTTAAAGAATTATATTACCCATTAGATAACCAAGCTGAAGACCAATTCCTCGACCAACTGTTTGACCCAATACGCGACCAATTCCTTGACCCACTGGTTGGCCAACTGTTTGACCCAATACGCGACCGACTCATCGACCAACTTGTTGACCAACTGTTCGACCTACGGAAAGACCAACATAATGGCTAGAATAACCAAACGCTCATTGTTTACTAATAAGGTTAGAACACTTGATATTCCTCAGTACACTCAGGAAGAGTTTGATAATAGATATAATGCTTATTTGAAACAAGGTAAACTCATACAAGATGTATTCCCTGATCTATCTTTATCAGCAAGAGAGTTTATAATGACTGGTATTACTGATGAAGAATGGTATGAATTTATGAGTGACGCTGATACTAAACAAGAGAAAGCGTCGGGACGGTTGAATGATTGGTATGAATAGTTGATTGTTGATGAATATTCGTGGGTTCTTTGTGAATCCTTTGGTGTTTCTTTGGAGTTCTTCGTAGTTGTTCGTAGTTGTTCGTAGTTGTTCGAGTTTCTTTGGTGAATTTCTTCTAAGTTGGTAAACGTTTACTAATTGATTTAAATCCCGTTTAATAAATGTTTTCTTAGTATTTGACTGAGAAATGTCGTGAAATACTGGGGCTCGCTGTTGCTCTGCGGCTCTCTTGGTTGAACTTTAAATTTGCGCTCAAAAAGTTTTAAAAGCAAGCCCAAAGATTCTTAGTTGTCGCTCGATAATCTTTGAGCGCCTCCTTTTTTTTAAAACGGAAGCGCGCTAATATTAATTATAAGGTTGAAACGAGGGAAACGAAAAATGAGCGAACACCGCACGAACTATTCGGCCTCTGAGATTCTTCGCCTGATCGCGACGGCCAAATTTCGCCCGTTCGACGAGGCCGATTGGGACGCGTTCCCCGGTTGTGAGTCCGAGAATCCAATGATCGCTGAGTACGAATACAATGGTCGCACTGGGGTTATCGTTCTTGACGGGGATCGCGGCGCCGCGATCCCCGATATCGTCGAATTCGTCGACGAATTCGGCGGCCAAATGTTTTCTCTCAGCCTCCTCGATTAAGGCTTGAAATTAAAAGCCAAACGGGTTATAGTAGGTTATAAGTTGATGAAACGGAGAAAAATGATGAATATGGTTTCCTATACCTATATGGGCGTGAAGCGTTCTTATACTCCTGTGCCGCTGAATAAGCTTGACGTTGTTCGGCTTGAGCTTCGGGCTAAACTAGCTGAGCTGAAGGCCACTACTGGTGATGAGTTTATTCTTCGTACCTTTTACCTTGGCCCTCGTAAGTATTATAACCACAATACTTTGAAAACTGACGCTCGCTGCGCTAAAATCGGTGTATATAAGGTAGAAAAGCGCGGAAAATACGTTTATCCTAACGGTGAATTTTACCGCTACGTGAATTCTGAGTTGAAATATTACGTTTAAGGGCTTGACTTTAATTCAACTCGGGCGTAGAATGAATTATAGGTTGAAATAAGGAGCTGTCTGATGGTTGTGAAATTGAGCGCGAGCGAGGCAATTGTTCTTATTGCTAAGACCCAGTTCTCCCCTTTTACTGAGTCCGACTGGTCTGCGTTTATGGGCTGTGAGGCGGACGAGCCGCTGATTGGTTACAACGGAGACTATTGCTTAGTTCTAGATGGCGAAACTATTAACATCATTCACGGCGAGGACGAGTACGGCGGACAATTGTTTAGTTTCAGTGAGATGTGATTTGACTTTAATTCAACTCGGGCGTAGAATGAATTATAGGTTGATAGGAGAACTGAAAATGCTGAAGCCCAACGCCTCTAAGATCGCGAAGCACGCAGCCGTCGACGAAGCGGTCGGCGAGTTCCTCTCTCGTGGGGGAGTAATCGTTCGACATAAAGACGCGGTCGCCAACAGCCTGAAGAAGCGTCGTTATATTAAGCGGGCGACAACTGTGAAGTCCGCTTAATATTCAGAGCAGCGGTTGCTTTTAAAACGAATCCGAGTTAGAATGGTTTATAACGTTGGAATGGAGAACTCTCATGCATAAGCTCAACATCGTCTATAAGATCCCCACTGGCCGTCGTGGTCGTCCTGAACTCTTCACCAAGAGCGTGAAGCTGCCTGTTCGTCGTGGCCAGTGCACTGGCCGAATCAACGAGGCGCTCGATAAGTATCTGCCCGTCAAGGCCGAATTGGTCGCCTAGTAATCGAGCGATAATCTTCTAGGGCTCCTTGCCTTTAAAAGATGCTCGGGTTATAATACGTTATAACCTAAACGAAACGAAAGGAATTAACGCATGACCGCTCTCAATAAGGCCGCGACTGCTCTCAAGCTCTATGCCGACGGCTTCAAGGATAAGGACTCGTTCAACACCGAGTTCATGAAGCTCTTTCCCGACTTCCCTCGCTCGACCGCTGGTTACTTCAGCGATGCGTTCCGTCATCACAATCCCGGCCAGTCTCAGCGCAAGGGTCGTGCTGCTTCTCCTCCGAAGGAACCGAAGGCTCCCAAGGAACCGAAGCCTGTCAAGGAGAAGGTTCTGAAGAAGAAGGCCGAGAAGGTCGTGAAGGAAAAGCCTTCGAAGGCTTCTGCGCCCGTGAAGAGCCTTGATGAGATCGCCAAGATCAAGGCCGCTAACCTTGCTCGCATGAAGGCTGTCTCTGAAAAGACCAAGAAGTACACGATGGTTGCTCGCGAAGAGGGCGCTGGTGTGCCGAACTTTGATCCCGAGAAGGCTCGGGCTGAGGTCGCTACATTCCTTGACACTGGGGACATTGATTCCTTCGCTGCTCCGGAGAAGCTTTCTGCTGATCAGGTCAGAGCTCTGGTCTGATCAACCAAACAACCATTATATATCGGGTGGGGTTTAAAAACAAGCCCCACCCATTTCACGTTTTGATTACGTCAAATACGATGAGAAAAGCGATCGGATTCTTGCGGCATCTTAAAAAACAGTGGCCTCTAAGTCATTGATATTATGTATGAAAATTTCAGGGCTTTTAGATTTCGAATTTCGCTAAGTCGTTGATTTTATTGGCATTCGTTCTAGACGCTTTGTTGAGAGTGAGAGATGCTGGGTAACCGGGCACTCTGCGTCTCTCGGGCTGCATCTCTGTTCTAGAGCCTCCTTGCTTTTAAAATCGATCCGCGCTATGATTGGTTATAAGGTTGATAGACGAGGCACGAGGCCTCTATAGGAGAACTGATATGACACATTCCGAGGCCGAATTCCAACGCTCCATGTTCGCGCTGTCGATGCTGCTGTTCGTTGGCGCACTGTTCCTTGTTGGCTTTCTTGGAGGTTGAGTCATGCGTAATTATGCTTTCTTTATCGCCATGATGGTGGCCGCGACCCTGATCATTCAGGCTGCTATGTTCTAGAGCCTCCTTGCTTTTAAAAGCAACTCGGGCTATAATGGGTTATAAGGTTGATAGACGAGGCACGAGGCCTCTATAGGAGAACTGAAAATGCTGAAACCCAACGCCTCTAAGATCGCGCTGGCGATGCTGGCCATGATCGACGATCACCTCGCCCTCACCGCCGCCTTGGTGGTGGCCGCGACCCTGATCATTGAGGCTGCTATATTCTTTATGTGAGGTATTGACATGATGGTAATGATCGGTTTTTTAATTTTCTTGCTTGGATTTTGTATTGGTAAGATGCTTTTACCCTGATGGAGATGTATTATGATTGAAACGATTCTTATTGCCCTTGGTATCATGTTCATCCTGACGGCTACATTCCTGCTTGGGGTGTGGATTGGTGCATACCGAGCCACTGATATAATCTATAACAGCCTGCAGAGCTCTGTGCACATTCTCGAAGAGAAGGCTGCGAAAGAAGCTGCTGCGACGTCAGCGGAGACCGAGGATGAGCGACGATAACATACTCTTTGTATCCAGACAAGGCACAATCGCGATTGAATGGTTCGATGCTGTTGTTTGGGATGCTGGCCATTATGGCTCGGAAGGCAAACATGCGATAGTGTCGTATCCGGGCTCTAAGTGGCTTGTCGTGGATAGTGTGTATTCTGCATATGAGTCCAAGAAGCCGCAGACGCTGCTTTATGTGGGCATTCATTATGACGGCGATGATCTTAATGCAGTTCGCGTAGACCCCAAAGAGTTCGAGCCATTGGCAGATGGCCAGAAGTTGTCGGACGACCTTTATCGTAGACACAAGAAATCCCATAGGATCGCATTGCGTAGATCGACTAACTCTGATCTTGAGAGCCAAATACGAGACGCCGAAGAAAGAGCCATGGCGTATTTGATGCTTGCGCGAGACATTAGAGCAAACCCTGATCAGAAAAGATTCGCTGCTTCGTATGGCTCATACGTTGTCGGGTATGTTCGTCCATAGCAGTTTGCTGTTAGAGCAACACCGTTGCTTTTAGGAACAACGTAGTTGTTTTTAAAATAATTTCAAGGTATACTAGGTTATAAACATTGAAGCAATAGGAGAATTGTTATGGGTCTTGATATGTATCTGTCTGCCAAACGCGATATTTGGGGGTTCGATGCTGAAGACAAAAATCTTGGTAACTCCATTCAGAAATTGTTTCCGGAGCTTGATGATATTCAGGCCCGATTTAATTATACTATCGTTAATAGCGTCAAGATTGAAGTTGGTTATTGGCGCAAGGCCAATGCCATTCATCATTGGTTTGTTGAGAACGTTCAAGGCGGTGAGGACGTTCAAGGCGGTGAGGACGAATGTCATCGTCATGAAGTAACTCGTGATAAGCTTAAAGCCCTCAAATTGGTTTGTGAAGCTGTTTTGAGAGATCGCTCAAAATCTGTTGTTCTTTTGCCGACTCGTGATGATTTCTTCTTTAGTAGCACTGATTACGATGAAGGTTATTATCAGGATATCACTGATACGATTGATATTATTGATCGTTGTTTGAAGCTTCCCGACAATTGGAGTTTTGAATATTGTAGCTCTTGGTGAGTAATCATGTATAACATGTCAGACCTTGAATATAAGTTGAATACGAAAATTCCCAACGAAACTCATGTTCGGGTTTTAAAACATTTATCTAATGAATTAATCGTTCACACTGCAAATGAACTTGGTTGGAGAAATTCAGACTTTCAAGTTCAGGTTTTGTATCAAACTATTGCTGAAGTCAGAAAAAGTATGAAACATGTATGATACAACAGAAGTTCATGATCCGGCGGACCGAACATTCCAACAAGTAAACGATCAAGCTTGGTACCAAGTACAAAATCAGGTTTACTTTCATGTAAGCTATCAATTTTTGCGTCAGTCCAAAGATCAATTTGGGGATCATATACGTGACCAAATTGTTGATCAAATAAGAAATGAGTTAAAAAATGTATGATACATTAGAAGTCGATATCAAATATCCTAACGCTCTTGTTATTGAAATTGATTCGCGATCATTATGTTGTTTATATGCATATGGCCTTATTGGCGCCTAGCAACGTTAAGGATAGATTGGTTAGACAGATTATTGACGAGCTTAAAACTAATATTTCATATTCACACTAATGATTATACCGACTATTGAATAAAAGGTCAAGCGTTATTTTGAACTACATTGGAGATTATTATGAACGACAGTAAGTTACAGCGTATTATTTTTATTGATATTGATGGTCCTATTATCAATACTCCTTGTTTTTATATCGATCCGATGTGTTCGATGAACCGTTCGGTTATGAATACGCAGGCTATCGGTTACGTCAATCGTCTTGCTCAAATCGTCGACGCCAAAATTGTTACAAACTCAAGTCACAATTCTTATTTGGTTGAGAATATTTTGACGCCCGAGAAACGCGATTTGAGGCAAGACCTGATCAAATGGGGTATGAAAGAGGATTTGTTTCATACTGTTTGGCGTACAGGATTTCCTGATAACGCAAAATTCAATGCCAATTGGCATAGAAGGATGGATGCAATCGAGGATTGGCAAGAGGCTAATGGCGAGTGTGATTGGATTTGTTTCGATGATGATAAATTTACTTCTAGAAAGAATTTAATTGTCATCGATTTTGAAACTGGTATTGATCATGCTGCGTATAGGAAGGCGGGGAAATTTTGGGGTATTAGAAAAGAGCCCATCATTTATTGAGTTGACTTTTAAACGTTTTGGGTTTATGATTGGTTATAAGATGGAGAGTTAGATGAGCAGTCTTGTTGGTGATATCAGAGCGGTAAATTATTGGGATTGGTATGAACCGATTTGGGACGGGGTTACGCTCCCAAGACCAAAGAAAGAACTAGTGGTTAGTAGTTACGAGTTGCAAATTCGTAAGGTTGTCGTCTCGGATCAAGGGTTGCCAACGTTGTCTGATTGGATGCCTATCCAAGTAGTGGACATTTATCCTGAGGGAGCGAAATGAAGCATCGTAAGTTGGAAGATTATAACCCTAATGGTCACGTCGTTTCCGTTTACGATAAATCAAGATTGATTGAGCGTAAGGAATATCCTACTTACGGTAAAGCGATGCATGGCATTCTAGCTTTAGAAGCTCAGTACCCGCATTTTAAGGTTGAATACCGAGATCAACGAGTTTTTAGGACCGACACTTATGAATGAGCAAGGTAAAAATCTGATTGAAAACTTTAGATGGGAGGCCAAAGCGAAAAGGGTCGGTCCCACTAATATTAGTTATTCGTTCACTCCGGAGGAACTCGAAAAATACTCTGAGATGATCATCAAAGAGTGTGTCGATATTATGTTGACGGAATTGAAGAATACTTCTATGCTTTTGTCTAATCCAGGCAAAAGTTCTGCAATTTGGGAAGCTAGAAATAAAATTAGCAAACGGTTTGGAGTTGATTTCTGATGCATAGAATCATTCAAAACGAAGTCAAATGTCTTAAGTGCGAAGAGATTATTTGGTCAGCACATCGTCACGACTACAAGAGTTGTAAGTGTGGTTCTATCGCTGTCGATGGAGGAACAGACTATCTAAGACGCGTCGGAGATTTTTCAAACGTCGAAGAGCGGTCAATGTCGATGGACGAGGAGGCGATTTATAAATGTATAGAGGCTGTTAAATGGGGTAAGAAATCTGGTCGTAACGAATACGGTATCTCTCTAGCTGTGATCAGAGCATTGAGGGATACGGGTTATCTTAACATGGAAAAATTCAAAGGAGAATAATATGAGCGCAGAAATTATTGATTTTGTTTCTAAGAACGTTCCGGTTGATTTTGGGTTTGTCAAAGGCGAAAAGGTTAAGAAGCCCAAGACGCCTCAAGATTATCAAAATCTCTTGAAGAAGTTTTTGACGACAGAGGATTATGAAGAAGTTCTGCTTTGTATTATGGATGATGAATATTACGATTCTGCGGACCCTGAAATTCAAAAAATTGTAGACGCTTACGATTCCTTTTGGTGATATATAAATATTATCAAAACAGGAGTTAAAATGGACTGTGTAGCAATAGGTGACGATATAGCGATAGGAGTTGCTGCTCCTCTTACTTGTGAAGTTAGAGCAGCAACAAACTTGACTAGTTCGCGTATTATTCAATATGCAAACGGTACGTATCACGCCTATTGTGTTTTGTCTGCGGGAACTTTTGATCCAAACAGTAGTAAGCTATCGACAAATTTGATGAGTATTAGAAACGAATCAAATTGTAAGTTTTACGTTTGGATTTTACCTGTTAATTCAACAGCTTCTAAAGTTGTTAGTTCTGTGGCCGTAAAACATTCTGATTACACAGTATCTTTTACTCCAGGTATTGATGGTATAACGCCTTCTAGCTATAATGATCTAGCTGGCGCCATACTCAATAAAACTAACAACTAAATAAAAAGTATTCTTCTTTACAGTTAGGGCGATCTGTGTTGAAGTATTTGTTTTTGTTAAAATCGCTAAACTCAATATATTGAAAGGAAATTAAAATGGCTCCATTTGTTGTTGTGGCCCTTGTGGCTGCAGGTTTGTTTGGTACTGGTACGGTTGTTCGTGAGCAGCAGCCTGTAATTGGTACGGTTCTTCAGGGCGCTGGTGTTGGTACTCTCGTTGGTGGCGGTATTGGCGCTGCTGTGGGCGTTCCTTCCGCTCTTGCCACTGGTTTTGGTGCTACCACTACCGCTGGTCTTGTTACTGGCACTGCTATCGTCGGTGCTGGTGCCGGCGCTGCAGGCGGTTATGTTCTTCAGAATCGCGCTCCTGCGGTTATTGCTCCGTTCGAGAATAGCCTTCAGAACGATGTTAATGTTCTCAAGCAGGACGTTGCTTCTCTTAAGGCAAAGCGCCATAAGAAGAAGGTTGTTGCTTCTAAGTAACATATTAGAGGGAGCTTCGGCTCCCTTTTTTATTTCATAATTGCGCTTGCTTTTAAAACAAATCCGTATTATAATAAGTTATAAATTGGTTGAGCGGTTCGGCCAATAAAGAATGAGGATCTATATTATGGCACACGAAATTGAATTTGTTGACGGTAAAGCTCAGATGGCCTATGTTGGTCAGGTTCCCTGGCACGGTCTTGGTACACGAGTTCCGGCCGATCTCACTCCCAATCAGATGCTTGATGCGGCTGGTCTTAATTGGACCGTGCGTAAGGTTGAGGCTACTGCTTACGATTTCGAGACCGATCGTCTTTATACTCTTGATCGGGCGGCTTTGATCCGTAACAATGATGGTAAGCTTCTCGATGTCGTTTCGAACGATTGGAATCCCGTTCAGAATGAGGAAGCCTTTGAGTTCTTTAACGAATTCGTGGCGGCTGGTGATATGGAAATGCATACCGCTGGTTCTCTGAAGGATGGTCAGATCGTTTGGGGTCTTGCTAAGATCAAGGAATCTTTCGAACTCTTTAAGGGCGATCGTATTGATTCTTATCTTCTTTTCTCTAACTTTCATAAGTACGGATTTTCAACGGACGTCCGATTCACCCCTATTCGTGTTGTTTGTAACAACACTCTTTCGCTTTCGCTTTCTTCGAAGGTTGAGCGAATGGTTAAGATTTCTCACCGTAAGGTTTTCGATCCTTCGAACGTCAAGGATATGCTCGGTATTGCTACCGACAAGCTTGTAAAGTATAAGGATATGGCTTCTTTCCTTGGTTCTAAGAAGGCCAAGAACGAAGATATCGTTGAATATTTCAAGCGTATTTTCCCTGTTTCGGGTTCTGGTGATAAGAAGAAGGAAGTTTCTAAAAATGCGCAGACTGCTCTCGGTATTCTTCATACTCAACCTGGCGCTGAATATGCCGAAGGGACTTGGTGGCAGCCTTTTAACGCTGTTACGTATTTGACCGATCATCTCGCGGGTCGTTCGCCCGATTCGCGTTTGGCTTCGGCTTGGTACGGTCAGAATAAGAACCTCAAGACTAAGGCTCTTGAACTTGCTGTTGAAATGGCCGAAGCGGCTTGATTTTAAAAAGGATCTAAGCTATAATACAATATAACTTGGAGAACAGTAATGGCTCGTCGTCAACCACTTATCGCTAATCGCAAACAGAAAGCTCCTCGCGTTTCTCGTTCGGAGCAGTACATCGTCAACTATAAGTATCTCGGCGACGAGCCCCTTTTCGATAAGGTTCCGTCAATTTCGGAATATTCTCAGGCTTTGACTTGGTACAATTATATGTGTACCAACGACGAAGCTCGCGGTTATCTTAAAGATTACCTTAAGAGCAAGTCGCGAACCGAGGAATTGAAGAAGCTTAATCGCGTATCTGATACTTGGGTTTCAACGACCGCTTGTTGGGTCGCGCGTATGATCACTCGTGGTTCTAAGATGCCAGAAACAGCGGGAACTTTCCTTGAAACTAAGATCAAGGAGATGCTTTCTCGCGCGAAGGTTGAAGAACCTGTTGTTGAAACCGAAGTCAAGAAGCCTACGGTTAAAGAGCGTATTCAGGACAAAGCTTCTGACATTATCGGCGATATCGAGGAAATGATTGATTCTGACGTTAAGTTTTCGCTTTACGATTGGATGAAGTCGAAATATATTCCCGCTGTTTACGCTTCTATGATTGTAGAGAAGTATACACCATGGCTCGACGAGTTGCTTGAGGCTCTCGAAGGCAACGATAATCAACTTAAAGAGGCTTATCGTTATCTTTCTAAGAAACAACTCAAGGAACGAGTTTTGTTCTTTAACTCGTTGATCGAGGACGCCGAACGTTATGGCGCTGTGACTAAAAAGACGCGTAAACCACGTAAGCCTCGCGCTGTTTCGGTCGAGAAGAAGCTCAAGAACCTTAAGTATCAAAAGGAAGATAAAGAGTTCAAGATCGCTTCGGTCAATCCAGAAAAGATTATTGGCGCTCAAGAACTTTGGACGTTCAACACCAAATATAAGACGTTGACCGTACTAAGAGCTCTTGATCGCGGTGGTCTACAAATCAAGGGTACGAGCGTTTTGGGGTACGATGAAAACAACTCCGTAACCAAACGTACTGGTCGCAAGCCAGAAGAATACATTAAGAAGGTTTTGGAAGGTGGTAAGATCGTATTGCGTAAGCTTATGGATGAGTTGAAGAAAGAAGCTTCTTTGGCTTATCGTATAAACGAAAATACTATTCTGCTAAAAATCACTTGACCTTTTCAGCAGAATAGGGTAATATAAATATGTTGCTTGGTCGTTGAGGCGTAAAGAATAGATGCTTTGGACGTGGGTGCGAATCCCACCTGGTCCACCACAGATACACCGGGACCGACTCGAAAGAGACTCCTTAGAAGATGAGGGATTAGGTGTATCTTTGATGGGCCAGAATAGGTTCGACAAGGTATGTCAAGGTTACGAGTAGACTAAGTAAAAACGTTAAATGCAAACGATAACAATGCATCTGGTTTCGCCCTAGCGGCGTAACATGAGTCCGGCAGGAACTTGGAAACAGAATCCTGCCATCTTTTCATGGCTCCTTAGCTCAGCTGGACAGAGCACCGGATTTCTACTCCGGGCGTCGAGGGTTCGAATCCTTCAGGGGCCGCCATTTTGCTTCTGTAGTGTAACGGTCAGCACCCGGTCCTTATAAGTCCGTATCGCCAGATTAGCGAGGAGTCTTGGTTCGAATCCAAGCAGAAGCACCAATTTTTAAGGGTATGATATTAATGGAAGCATTAGCGAATAGTAATTCTTTTATAGAAGATATAGAAAAGTTATGTCGAACTAAAAACATAGAATACATAGACGCTGTTGTGCTTTGGTGTGAAAAAAACAATCTCGAAGTTGAAACAGCAGCGTATTGGATACGTAAAGATCCAACGATGAAATCAAAAATTCAAGCTGAAGCGGAAGTCCTTAACATACTTAAAAGATCGGCACGCCTTCCTATTTGATAAATATAAGATGGAATCAAATAGGGAGAGTACCATGTATCTCAGAACTATAGGGAAACCATCCAAAATACAATTAAAACTTTGCAAAGAAGCTGTGAAGTTTTATGGTAAATTTCTTTTAGGCGAAAATTTATATAATAAAGTATCAATAAAATTAAAATTTGACGAAACTATAATCAAATCTAAAGATTTTGCGTATTGTGGTTGGGACGATAATAATCACCGATCTAGAGAATTTACGATAGTAATATCGCCTGTTCTTAATAGAAAACTTATGCTTAAGACCCTTGCTCACGAAATGGTTCACGTCAAACAATACGCGAAAGGCGAGCTTAAAGATTATCTAATATCAAACAAATCAAAATGGAAGGGCGAAGTATTCATTCATGATGAAGTAGAATACTGGTTTCAACCTTGGGAAATAGAAGCCCATGGTATGGAAATGGGATTATATTTAAAATTTGTTGAACATATGAGAGGAAAAAAAGATGAGCGTAAAAGCTTATGTTGAAACTGTAGTTGATGTTGTCCTTGATGATATCGCCGAAGAAGATTTGATTGATTATCTCGAGGATAAAGGATATGTGATCAAAGAAGGCGAATCCGTAAGCGAAATAGAAAATCTATATTACGATTGGCTTTCTCTTCCACCAGATGCTTTTAATAAAGTTCTCAAGAAATTTTTCAGCGAACAATTAGACAAGATTGTTGTATGACCACAGCAATAGAAGCGTATAAAGAATATCTGGCTCTTAAAAATCATTTTACCAAAACATCCTATAATTATTTTAAGTACAATGGTAAGGCTAGAGTAAATCAATCAACGTTTGAAGCAAGAAAAGATAAACTGTTTTTTCAAAAGCTAGCGAAACATCCGGACGTAAAGAACTTTTTGGTCGCCAATTTTTCAATTAACGAGAAAACCTGGATCAAAGAATTAGCATATTCAGAAGAAGCTGAGAATAATTATAAGGACTGGCTGAAACGACAGCAGTCCTTATCTTACGTTTTCAAACAAGATTTGTCAAAATTAGACGACAATTTCAACGATAACTTTATTTGTCGTGATAATGAACATCCGATTTTATTAAAGAAATATCTAGGAAAAGAAATTTCCCTAGAAACTTTATGTTTGCTTTTAGATATCACTGGCGCTAAAAA